TCAAGAAGCAGATCGACATCGCCGACGAGATGGGGAAGCTCGCTCAGGCGACGGGCACCACCTCTGAATACCTATCATCTATGGCACTGGTAGCGTCACAGGGCGGCACCACCCTTGAGACCGTGGCAAAGGGCACAAAGAAGCTCTCTCAGAATATGTATGACGTGAGCAAGGGCGTTGGAGAAGCCAAGGATGCCTTTGAAGACCTTAATATCAAGGTTACGAACTCTGACGGAACTCTCCGAAGCTCTGAAGAGGTTATGAAAGACATTGCAACCCGATTCTCCAAGATGGAGGACGGCGCAGCGAAGACCGCCTATGCAATGGACATCTTCGGACGGGCCGGGGCAGAACTAATTCCCATGCTGAACGGTGGCCGGGACGGGATCGAACAGTTGCAGAAAAAGGCCGAAGAGATGGGGCTGGTTATCTCCACCAAGACCGCCCTCGAAGCCGCCTACTTCAATGATCAACTTGATATTTTGATGAAATCGGCACAGGGGGCGGGCAGGGGCCTGGCTCTTAGTCTTATCCCCTGGCTAAACGAAACCCTTGCAGTAATGAAGCTGGCAAAAGAAGAATCCGGCACTCTCATGGCGGCGTGGGTGGGGTTAGGGGCCGTGGGGGATGCCCTATTCGGTAGCTCGACACAACAGAAAATAGAGAAGACACGGAAAGAATTAGAGGCACTTGAAAAGATACAGGAGCGTGGCGGGTCAAAAGGTACAATCTTCGGAATCAAGGTACAGGCATCAAGCGTAGAAAAGATTAACGAATTAAAGGCTGAACTCGCAGAACTGGAGGCACAAAAGGTGGCGGAAGATAAAGCCGACCAGGACAGAATGGAAGCCTCCATGAAACGATATCAAGACGAGGCAGACCAGCGGCGTAAAAATACAGAAGAACTAATAAAGCAACAACAGGCTAAAATAGATGCTCAGATCAAAGCAAAGGAAGCGGAGATAGCCGCAAATGCAGAAGCAAAAAAAGCAGCCGAAGAAAAGAAACAATTAGAACAAGAGGCACAGGCATTATACGAATTGAGACGAGAACTCTATCTACAGGACGAAGCCGCTAAATTTGCAGAACTGGAAGAATATGAAAAAGAGTATGCAGAGAAACAGGCCAAATTTCAGGAAGCTCATAAACGCGCAACATTAACGTCAAAAGATTACGAACTACAACAATTGAGATCATTATATGACGAATACGCAACCTATATAGGCGATAAAACAAAACTCGATGAATGGTATGCGGCAGAGAAGGCGAGGATACTCGGTAAGAGTGTTGAGAAAGAAAAAAGCGATATCAGCGAACTCAAAACCGCAATCGAAGGGTGGGGCCGCGATAGTACCGATGCAATAGTGGCGTTCGCCCGCACAGGTGAGATGTCCTTTTCCGACATGGTCGATTCAATGATTGATGACCTGATGAGGATGTTCATTCAGCAACAAATCATGGGGCCGTTGTTTAGCTCGATAGGCGGCTTTGATTTCGGGTCTCTCTTCGGTAGTGCCAAAGGCAACGCATTCCAGAACGGCAACATCCTCCCCTTCGCAAGGGGCGGGATAGTAACCAGACCTACAGTATTTCCGATGGCTCAAGGTGCTGGATTGATGGGTGAAGCTGGCCCGGAAGCAATCATGCCCTTAACCCGTATCGGCGGGGACTTGGGAGTAAAGTCAACCGGCGGGGGGGTAGAGGTGAACATAATTAACAACGTGGGGGCCGATGTGTCTACATCAGAGCGCACCACGGCGGACGGCCAGAAGGCTATCGATGTCTATATTGATCAGGCCGTAGCCAAGAAGCTCGGCACCTTCGGAAGTCAGTCCAACAAGGCGATGCGTCAGAGCTTCGGGGCGCGGCAGAGATTAACGGGGAGATAATATGTTCGTACCGGCATGGCATGTGGATTTGCCTCAAACACTTTTGGTTGATGGATATGGTCAGTCCCTCGCGGATACCACCATCAAGAGCCCAATGGACGCTGGCCCTGCGAAAGTACGGCGAAGGTTCACGGCTGGCGTGGAGCCTGTTTCAGGCACGATGATAATGGATGCCACGGAACTGGCGGCATTGGATACGTTCTACAATACGACATTGCTTGGCGGTTCTCTACGGTTCTCCTGGACAAAGCCCCCCGCTCATTCCGTGGCCTGTGAGATGAGGTTCACCGAGCCTCCCACATGGACGGCGATAGAGCCGGGGGCGTACCAGGTGAGCATGTCATTCGAGGTGCTCCCATGACCACGACCTCGTTGAATTTCCGTGAAGCTGCTTTCTCACAAGAAACCGGGCGGGTGCCGATTGCGCTTATTACGCTATCCCACGCCGACCTTGCCGACGATATCAGGATCAGCACAGATCCCACGGCAGAGTTGTCTGGACTGACAACGGACACGGAAAAGGTGTATGGCACCACGTCCAACGGTGATGACTACGTTTTCCTCCCCGTGCGGATCAAACTCCCCGACGATACCGACGAGGGGCCGGGGGAGATGCAGCTTGAAATTGATAATGTCCACCGGGCCTACACCGAAACAATCAGGAGCGTCTACACCCCCGTCACCTGTCAGGTGGATATTGTCATGGACAACGCCCTGGATACGATAGATGCAAGCTGGCCGGAGTTCAAGTTGACAAATATCACGTACAACGCAACCACGATCACCGGGACGCTGAAGTTGGAAACATTGGAAACAGAGCCCTATCCGGCTGGTAGTTTTGTCCCGAGCTACTTTCCGGGGCTGTTCGGGTGAGGGTAAGGTATAGGCAAAGCCGAGAAAAGGCCGTACAGGGCAAATATGAAGGCCGTTAAATAGTTGATATGATTGAGGTATTAAAATTGAATAATAAGACAAAACTTTGCAATAAATGCAAGAGAGAATTACCATTGAATGGCTTTTGGAAAGATAAAACAAAAAAAGATGGATTTGCTACGTTATGCATAGACTGTAAAAAAGCTGGAATGGAAGATTGGAAAAGAAGAAATCCAACATATTCTATAGAATACTATAATAAAAATAAAGAGAAACGGCTCGCTAATTATCATAAATGGTATATCAAAAACAAGGAAAGGCGGAGCATTCACAACAAAAAATGGATGAAGGAAAATAGAGATAGAAGAAGGGCAAAAGATGCAAGGTTGTTGGCCACATTAAAGGGACGACTCTCAAAAAGAATATCGTTTGCAATATGGCAATCCATTAGATCAAATAAAGCTGGAAGGAAATGGGAAGCATTGGTCGGATATACTATTGAAGATTTAAGAAGTAGACTTAAAAAAACTATGCCATATGGCTATACGTGGGATGATTATATGAATGGAAAATTGCACATCGACCATATCATTCCAATATCTGCATTCAACTACGAGATTGCTGAAGACATTGATTTCCAAAGATGTTGGGCTTTGGATAATTTACAGTTATTGCCGGCAAGTGAAAATCTTTCAAAAAGCAATATGCTTGAATTCCCTTTCCAGCCGTCCCTTGCTTTGAATGTGGGGTTGCCAAATAATGTGGGCTGATCATTATGTAGGAATACCATTTGGCAAAAATGGTAATAGTCGAGAAGCATGTGACTGTTGGCGGCTCGTAGTTTTGGTCTACCTGGAACGGCTGGGGATCGACCTCCCCGACTTCGCCGGGGCGTATGTGGACGGGTCTCTTGCCTCGCTGAAAAAGGTCTCCCGGATGATCCGGGACGGGAAACAGGCATGGCAGAAAGTTGACAAGCCTCTTCCCTTTGACGTGATCCTGCTCCGCACGGGCAGCATGGTGTATCATGTCGGGCTGGTTATTGATCGGAAGAGGATGCTCCATGTCATGGAGGGCATTAACTCCACGATTGAAGAGTTTACCGGTATACAATGGAAGAAGAAGGTTGAGGGGTTCTATCGCTATGTCCGATAGGCAGATTATCATAACACCCGCGCAGTTTCATGCGCCGAAGGTGATGCAGGTTCCGCATGGCTTGACAATCCGGCAGATTGTGGAGCAGATGGATGCCTCCGCGTGGACTGATACCTATATCGTGGAGGTGGACGGTGTACCTGTCCCCCGCTCTGACTGGAGCCTTGTACCTGACGAACAATCCCATGTCCTGATCTATGCTCCCCTTCATGGCGGTGGGGGCGGAAAAAACCCGCTCCGAACTGTCCTGACGATTGCAGTCATAGTTGCGGCGACGTACGTCTCCGGCGGGGCCTTTGCCACCACTGGAGGGTGGTTTGCTGCCGGTTCAATGTCTGCCTCTCTTGCGGCGGCGGGGACGCTTACTGCTGGCATGCTCCTGGTTAATGCGATTGCGCCTGTGAAACTGACCGGCGCAGTTCAGAGCTATGAGGATTCCCCCACATATTCAATCGGCGCAAATTCTAATCAAGAAAATCCGTGGGGTGTAGTTCCGGTTGCCCTCGGCACGCATAAAGTCTACCCTCCGCTTGGCGCGAAATCTTACACGGAACTCGTTGGCTCAGATGAATATCTCAGAATGCTTGTTGTGTGGGGGTACGGGCCGCTTGACATATCAGACATCAAACTCGGCGATACGCTCCTGTCCTCGTACTCTAACTGCGAGATCGAAACAAACGAAGGGTGGTCAACGGATACGCCCTTGACGCTTTTCCCGTCGGCGGTCAATCAGGTTTCTGTCGGAACAATTTTAACCTCCGCCACAGGCCAGATCGTGAGAACGGCACAGGCGAATGTTGACGAGTTATCGGTTGACATATCTTTCCCCCGTGGGCTGGTCCAGTACAACAACGAGGGTACCCGCACGGCTCAGAGCGTTACCGTGCTTGTCCAATACCGTGAGGTAGGGGGAGGCGCCTGGACTGATGTAGAAACCAAAACTTTTACCGACTTGACAACCTCCGCAGTCCGCTACGGCTGGCGGTGGACAGTTGACAACACCAAGCAGTACGAGATCGGTATCACCCGCACAACCGCCGATACCGACGATGATAAAATCATCGACGAGGTGTACTGGACATATCTCAGGAGCATTGAGACCACCTACCCCATTTCGTTCCCTCACAATCTGGCGGT